CCGCGAATGCCCGACTGCATCTCTAATTAACGCAAGATCAATAGAGACAGTCTATCTCCAATTTGCGTAAAAGTAGAGACGGTCAGAACGGGATACATCCGGTGGGCCAGGGATAGCCTGAATAAACTCTCCGCCGCTACGCTCGAACCTGTAGCGAGAGGCCACGGGGTCTTTGTAGTTCGGAACGTAGAGCATCTCGGCCAGACGTCCGCACTCGTATAAATAGTTCTCACGCCAAATCCGAGCTGTCTCGCGTTTGTCTTGAATTGAGATAGAACGAGAAACGTCGCCAAGAATTGTTTCTTGACGGCTAGTGGCGCGACCCGCTGCTAGTTCGGTTAATCGTTCAGCTTCTTCACAACGCTCGACCTGTGCAACGATTTTGTCGTAATAAAACTCACTCGGGATGCTGTTACACGCTTCGAGAAGACGTGCGTAATCGCCCGCAGGAACTGTAGCAATATTGTAACCTAAGTGATAAGCAATACGACTAAAGTTAAAGTCATCTACACGATACCCAAAGGTTTGCGCAGGGTTACGTGTTAGCTGATTAACAGCAGCATAGATTACTTCGCGCTTAGTGGCGTCTGTAGAAGTAGGTTGGAATACAACCCCTTGCTGAGCCAGAAAAGATTGAATCTGTTCTAGCTCGTTCTGACTGAGTTGCGCCACAACCTAAACTCTTACCTTTCTTTATTCTACGTATACAACTCCAGTCGCAAACACTTCAGACCATTCGACTCTTTTAATACTTTCAAGTTGCTCAAGCTTTGTAAAGCGCTCACCAGGCAAAGACTGGCGGAGCTCAACAATCTCTTTAGCGGTTTTGAGACCGACACCAGGCAAACACTGTGTCAAACCCTCAGGAGTCAAGTTATTTAAGTTGATTCGGTTGTCCGTGGGAGGCAGAGGCTTAACAACAGTCACCTCAACTTCCTCTTTCTTGACGTTTCGACGCCCACGACGAGTTTGAACCGTATTTGAGACAGGTTTGGGGTCTAGATCCTCTTTAAACTCGTCTACTTGATCTTTATGAGCAAAAAAGACCTTACCTGTGGTGCTCGAACGCACCATAAAGTACTCACCTTCGTCGTGAGTAGAAATTACGTCAATTTTAACCCCACTGGGTTTATAGACTTTGGCGGACATCTGAAAAAGTCAGTATGTGAGCAGTAGTTTAGGCCAAGATAGCCTAATCCTCACGCATACGCTTTAAGTCTTTCTCGAAATTTCCTAAAAACTCGGCTCTCTTCTCCCAAGTGTCCCCTCCAGTACACCCTTTCTTGGGGTTGATGCAGACAGGATCGTTAACGCGGTTGCAGACAAGACCCGCAAGGTCGAGTTCGTTGCCTTTCGAGCCGGTTTTCCAGTGGTGAGCGCCGTTTAGCCACGTGGCGCCACAACGAGAGCACTCTCTACGTTCTAGTTTTAAGTCTGAAAGCTCCCGATCGTCCATATAAGTGGATAAGTACGGTATGCTTCATTAACTCTGACAGCGAAATGCGTTAAATACCATAAAAAATTAATTAAGAACAGGAAATAAAGACAAAAAAAGACCCCTCCCGAAGGAGGGGCACCCTTGGTTTCGCGACCTGACTATATCAGGAAGGAGAGGTCGAGGTGTAGATCGAGGATTCGATCACACCAGCGGGCTGAAGGGCGAGGTCAGAACGCTCCGGCGGCGCATCGGCAACAATCCAGCACACTTCGCAGATAGCGAGAGCTTTGTTCTTGCCAGACAGTTTGCCAGCACCAGCGCGGGGATCGTAGATACCCGAACCTTGAGCCAGACCCGAAGCAGCAGCGCCACCCAGGTTGGCGGTGGCGAACAGTTTCCACTGAGTATCAGCAGTCAGAGCAGACAGGCTGCTCGAATTGATGATGTTGGTGGAAGCAACGCTGCCATTAGCGATGCTCCGGTTAGATCCAGTAATCGAAGTACCGAACTGACCGGAAACCACAGTGTTGGTGTTGCGCAGACCTTGTCCCACGGCGGGGATCAGGGTCAGCTGAGGGGTTGTAGAACCACCAGCAACACCGGAGCTCACCACATCGCCGCCGTCCAGACGCAGGGAAGTGCGGTACACGAAAGCACCAGAAGGCACAGTAATGCCGTCGGCGATGTCGGCCCGGATATCCTTGTGGAAGTCGGGAGAAGGGATGATGACGTTGGCGTTCAGGAAGGGCTGGTTAGCACCGTTCTGACCGGAACCATAAGGCTGGGTGTAGTAATCCAGCTGGTTATTGGTACCGAGAGCCTGATAGCTCAGGTCAACGTAACCGATGGCTTGCTGAGCAATCCAACCGGGACGGAACACCACGCCCACAGGGCCACCGACAGGTTGGTCGGTGTAGCTCGTTTGAACGCCATTGGCGTTCTCGAACTGCATGGTCTTTTCTTCGTGCCAGTAACGAAGAACATTGGTGTAGTTACCAGGATAAATCTTGGCAACCGAGATCTGGTTAGGGTTGATCGTCATTGTTAGTTACCTCCTCAAGCGTCGAAAGAGTAACCAACGGTAACGAAGTCAGCGTTCAGGAGTTCGAAACCTGCGTACAGGCTCCAAATCATCATGATGAAACGGCTGAAGTCGTCGTTGTTGTTGAGCAGCACCTGGGCGTTGTTGCCACCGATGCCGACACCAACAGCCTGAGGACCAAAGAAGATACCAACAGCAGCGTTGTAATTAGCGGTGCTGGAGGCGATGGTCGCACTCTGAGTTTGAGTAGGCATGTTGGTGCTTTCGAAGAAGCGCACGCCTTCAAACACAAAGCCGGTGGGCATGATCGGCTCACCAGCCACGAAGGTGGCTTGGCCGAAGCCTTGACCCATGTACAGGGCAGCGTTGGGCTGCATCCCGGACATGAGGGGGTTGATTTGACCGTTGCCAGGATAACGAGCAACCTCGCGGAAGTCGCTGTTCTGACGCAGGTGCATCAGGAAGGTGGGATCGCAAACGCAGCGATAGAAACCATCCTGGAAGGTAGGAGTGTTCCGCTTACGCAGGCTCTTCACCACGCGCAGCAGGTCATCCTTAACGTCGAACTTAGCTTGCTCGGCGTTGGTGTAGGTCAGAGCGCCAGTGGCGAGATCACCAGGGAAGTAGTAACCGCCTTGGCTATCAGAAGCTTGACCTTTGGAAACAGCCTTCAGGAGTTCATTGATGAACACCCGATCGCGCCAACGACGATAGTCGTCGAGCAGAGTCAGGCTGCCGATGGATTGGTGGAAAGTGGTGAGGTTGCCAGTGTCCAGCAGAAGGCGCTGGGCAGTGATCAGGGTCTCACGCGCAATCTTGAAGGTGCTGGGTTGAGTGGGATCACTCGGGTCAGCAGGACCGGTGTACTCACGAAGAGTCACCAGCACCTTATCCTTGACAATATTGCGGCTGTTAGCAGTACCAATGGTCTGCTCAGCAGTACGCTCGCGAGATTCTTTAGAGCCAGGATTACCGAAGAACCGGTAGCGATCTAACTGAACCGTCTGGCCGGGCTGCTTCGAGAAGTCGTGAACAACCACAGGCTCCGCAGCCATCTCAACGATGTATGCGGGGTGGGGACGGTAAAGTTCCGCACCAAGGATCTTCGGGAAGTCGTTGTCAATAAACAACGTCTATCTCCGAAAAAACTACCTACTAACTATAAGAGTTAACAGGTCGCTATAAACTACAGAATGTCGCACTCTTAGTGGTTTAGATCTTAGTTCCAGGGCTAAACCTGCGCACCATATTACGTATGCCTTCACCAAGCACACCATACACAGAACCATAGTTAGGGACGTACATTAAGGACTTGCCGCGATAACTGTTGCGGACCGGTTGACCCATCTGACCAGGAACACCCGTATAACGAGTTTCCGTAAAGCTCTGGCAGTACACAGGGTAGTGATACACCCAGGCGGCACGAGAACCTGACGTGTCATTAGTCGGGTTGGTGAGCGTGGGAGAAGCGACCGTGGGGTGTGTGACGCCACCACCGGTAATTCCACCGCCATCTAGCGTGTTGTCGTTCGAGCTAGGTGTTTGGAATGGAGAGTAGTTCTGATTATCAGGAATCTGCTCACCGTACCAAGTATGTGTTCCGAAGTTCCGAAGACCAGGCTGTGGACCG